GAGCAGCGGCAATAAGACCGGCACCAGCAGTAAGCCTAGCAATAAGAATAGTTTCGGAGTACTTAAACCAAGCTTTGACAGAGGCATACCACTCACTCAGTTTTTGTTTTAATTTCGTTAACACTAACAGTTAACTCCTTTCCGTCGCTAGCTTCGCTAGCTCCTCGTAGTCGAAGCTTCGCTTCGCTACCTAGTTTATTAAATTCGTAAATGGATACACCAATGTAAATTGCAATAGCTGCGATAGCAGTGCCTACTATAATCCATGGCCATAGATGTTCCGGTGAAGTAGCAGCAACTACTGCACCACCGGCTACAGTACCTGTAGCGATAGGACCAGCGTTAGAAGATTTAGAGTCAGGGGTCAAGAATAGTTTCTTTTCTTGATTACGTCTCTTAACCAGACCGTCCATTACAACTAGCTTACCATGAACTCTTCCTTTGTTATAAAGGAGAAGAGCATCAGCAGCTTCTTTGTACTTTCCTTCGTTTAGTAACTTTAGAGCAGAACTACGGCCCAGTGATCCAGTGTTATATTGAAAGGAAACCAGAGCATCGAACTGGTTCTGGGTCAAAGGAACTTTAACCAAAGAATTAACCTGATTCTCTACTGGGATCAGATCATTAGCAAGGATAGTGTCTGCTGCTGCTTTGGTAATAGTCTGACCGGGATAGACTTTAGGAAGACCAGCAGCATTGGTGTGGCCCCAACCGATGGTTAGAGTACCAATAGCTTTCTGTCCTACATTAACTCTATTGGAGTTAGAAGGTTTAGCATCATCGTAAGAATAGAGAACCAGACCTTCGTAGTTCTTGATTAAATTTAAACCGTTGTTACTTGTTTTCATAATAATTTATCCAAGGTGATCGTGTGAACTATGCCGGATAACCTTGAGCTATCCAGTACGCCGTGGCTGATCCTCCTGTAGACCCGACAGACCCCGTAGTGGTTGTTCGTGCTGTCAACGTGAACCCCGATGTGGTAACGCTGGAGGGGCCGTAGATAATCGGAGCACTGTCAATAATTGTCTGACCGTTGCAGGCTAAGGAAATCGCTGTCAAAGCTTCTTTGAACGTAACAGATGCAGTTCCAGAGATAGCACCAGCAGCAATCGACACGGAGACTTGGCCAGAATGTCTGCCGGGATAACTCAAAACTTTAGCAGAGGCCCCTACGTTGTATTTTCCACCGCCGTGGAGTCCGTCAAATTGATCTCCACCAGTGAATGAAAGAGTGTTCGTTGCATCGCTTAGTACTGTCACGCCATAAGGTTGCTGCGAACCCGGAACGAAGCTGAGAGGTGAACCGTGTCGAAAGCGGTTGTTACCGAGAGTGACTTGGTTTGATACCCCTGAAATGTAAATGCCAGAGGACGCTGTTGAGTCGCTATAAGCATCTTCAAGCGTGTTATTGACTAGTGTTAGCGTTGTGTTGTTGTTAGTTGCGATCAGCCCGTTAGAGGCGCATTGTTTAAAGGTGCAGCCATCGACGAGCGTACCCCGAGTAGCCTCGATGTACATTCCGCCGTAAGCAGAAGTCAGATGATCGCCGTGGCCGATCACCGTGTTGCCGATGAACTTGTTGTTGCGGGCTAATGCCTCGTCTGTTCCCGCAGCCTGATATCCAATACACCACATTCCCGGCAGGATCGAGGCTGCTGTGGTCAGATCGCCCGCCACCACCGTGCAGTTCTGAACAACACAATCGACAGGTCCGAGCGCACCAGCGCCATCCGCGTCATAGCCAACATTGATTCCTCTCTTTGTGTTGTAAGCATAGCCATTGAGAATTTTAATCTTCTCACCAGCGTGAGTATCCACCGCCTCCCAAAGAGTGTTGTTTTCAACACGCCATCGGTCGAGCACACAATCATATGATCGAGGGTTAGTTGTTACTGTCCCGGCCGTATCCCTTGTAAATCCTACCGGATAGGAATTTCCAAACGTGTTGCCAGCTCCAGTATCTTTGACATAAATATCTGAAGCTCTGATGTTAAGGCCAGATAGGAACATCAAACCGCCATAACTGGCGTCATAAACTTTGACATTTCGAAACACACCGTTCTGTAGATACTTAGCCCACATAGCTACCATATCCACGCTATGAATATTAACACTGTCAAGCAGTAAACCATCTACGTAGTACGGAGCAGCACTTGTTCCTGTGTTATCAGTACCTTCAACAAAAATACCGTATCCAACACCTGTTGTGGTTCCTCCGATTAGACCTTGAATATTAAGGTTAGCGATTTGCCATCCACCTGCTTGTACACCTGAAACAGCAGCAGCAGGAGTTAAAGTGATTAACTTACCTCGTGTAGTAGTGTCATAGATCAGAGAGCCATTCCCGTCGATAATCTTACCGGCAGCTACTGCCAGCGAGCTAGTTGCAAGATCAATTTGATAGTCTGTATTCTTGTCGAGTATTCCGGGAGTTGGGTCCGCTGCCCAAGCAACCATAGCCGCATGTCGGTTAGCCAGTGTGTCAGAAGCTTTCCATCCATAATCGTCAGGCAGCAAAGAAACACGTTTCATTATTTGAAAACCTGTTCCTGCTGAGTTTACTGTGAGCGTACTACGGTAATCTGAAGAAGACATAGAAGGAAACCCGAGGTTAACACGGGATGTTGGTACACTTGCTACATCAGACAGATTATTTATCGATAGCATGTCTCCGGTACCTGCTGAAGACGCCCAAGAAGGATTCTGGCCTATGCCGTTAGTTTTAAGAACCTGACCGCTTGTTCCGGGTGGAAGAGTGTTCCAAGATGTAGAATCTCTGTAGATCAGAGTTCCCTGTGTGTTGCCTAAAGAATGGTCTAACACCTCGGTTAGAGTATTTCCGGTGGGTATAGCAGAACTACCAGAGATGTTGGAGAGTATTTTTCCATCCCCAACTGGGTCTAGGGAAGCTAGATCAGCGGATTCTACCGTAACTCCATTTAGAATTAGATGATTTGTTCTTACATCATTAGCATTCAGGATATTATTTGAATTCATATCCAGATCAGCTTCCATTTGATTAGGAGCAGAGCCATCTCTGGATAGGGTGTTGTCGAAGGCAGTTTCTATAGTAGCACTATTACCATTAATAGTGGTTACAGCAGAATTCTCATTCTGGAGATTAGAAAGATCATTAAGAGTTACTTTAGCCATTATCTATTACCAATACGTTACATTTCATTTAATTAACCACCCTTAGTGCTCTAAAACCTGCTCCACCACTATCAGGCGGTCCTACCACAACAACACCAGTAGTGAAGGAACTCCCAGACGGAACATAACCTAGAGAAATGGAGGTCTCTCCGTCAGCAGCGGTTCTAGTTTCTAGTTTAGTTCCTGAAGCCCCTCTGACAGAAATGTTATGTCTAAACCCCTCGAAATCACTAACCGCATTACATCTGGATTTGATGGTATTGTAACTACCTGAGTTAGTGATTTGTGATAAATCATCTGCAAAGGCTATTGTTGTAAAGGTGCTCGATCCAAGTGTGATATTAATCGCACCAGATTCAATATATCCTCTTACTGTAGCATTGATGTTATAAATACCAGTTACAGGGGATTCATGTCTAGGTGAAATCACAACCAGATTTTGTACCGTGTATAGGGATGAGTTAGAAGAATCTGAGTAAACGGTATACCCTGCAATATTTTCAAATGTTGGAGAGATTATTACAATCTCAGTAGTATTTCTTGTGTTGGCATACACCTCTAGCCCAGCGAATAATGAGCTAGAATAACTACAACCAATCATTGTAACAGCTTGACAGTCTTGAAGGAACCAAGAGGCAGCAGTTCCTCTGTCTACGTCTGTTCCAAAACCATTCCAAGCTTTAGAACAAGAGATGGTTACTTCCTGACACTTATCAAGAAGGACAGCAGGAACAGTGCCTTTCTGTGTGTATTTTGCAACGAACAGTGATCTAATATCAATTGTTTGACAAACGTCTATAGAATTTGTTGGCTCAGGACGTAGATGAAAACCAGTCATATCGGCGTGAATTCTACTTATACGTACATCATCGTATACCACATTATCGTAAACACTTTCCCCACGATAACCTAAGCAAAGTTTTTCATTGCAATCGATCCCAATACCAATCAAACCTACACCAACCATGACAGTAGTAGTGTTAGGAGGAGAATGCCAAATAACTGGTTGTTCAGAACTGTATGTATCTGAAGCTTTGATTACTGAATTAACAGAACCATCACCTATGATCTTCATTCCAGGGGCGTTGATAAAAATATAGTCGGAGGTTTCATACTGTCCAGTAGGAACATAGATATTTCCGCTGTACTTAAAATCATAATCAGAAGTTTGAGCTACAATGGTGTCCCTACAATCTAGAAAAGCCTGTCTACAATCAAATCCGGGAGTATCTCGTTTAGCCCCGAACATTAAAACATTAAGTTTATTTTCATAGATTTCCCACCAAGCACCATCGGCAGATTGAATTTTGCCGGGATGGCTAGGAGCCGAGGCCACTCTTTTGTAAGTTGCATTGCCTCCGTCTCCTAGGGTGTAATACCCATTAGTAGCTATAAACTGGACAGAAGATGGAATATTATAAAGAACAACAGAAGCTCTACTATCGAAAACTCCTAAATTATTATTTGCAGTGTTTTGATTACTGAGATCAGATAAATTATTAGAGGCAACAAGATCGCCACCACCCGATAGAGCCATCCAAGAAGGATTTTGACCAGTCCCATTAGTCCTGAGAACTTGACCGTTAGTTCCAGGAAGAATAGAATTCCAAGACGTGGCATCTCTGTAAATTAAACTTCCTTGAGTATTACCTAAGGAGTGATCCAACACCTCGGTGAGGGTATTGCCCGTAGGAATGGCGGTGTTACCGGAGACGTTGGAAAAAATTTCACCATCAGCCACTTGGTCTAGAGAAGCTAAGTCAGTAGCTTCTACCCTAACACCGTTGAGAGTAAACTCTTTAGTAGTTACTGAATTAGCGTTAAGAATGTTATGAGAATTCATGTCTAAGTCGGCTCCCATTTGATTGGGGGAAGTGCCATCCCTAGACAGGGTATTGTCCATAGCAGCAACTATGACGGCGCTATTATCGTTGATAGTAGTCGCCGCCGTAGTGGCGTCTAAAAGACTACCGACATTGTTTAGAGTAATCTTAGACATGTTTACCTGTTAAGCTCCGGTAACTGCCAGCCAAGTGCTGGTGCCAGAAGCGTTGATGTAGAGAGTAGTAGAAGCACCACCGTCAGTGCGGAGGTACAGAGAACCTTTGGGAGCAGCGGCAGCAGGAGCACCAGCACCAGAGGTGATGGTTGCAGTACCTACCGTCACAGAACTACCCGAAGTAGAACCCTGAAACGTATCAGCCTTGATAGTGTTGCCAGTGTAGTCAGCAATCTGAGTCATTGTATTCCTTTAAGAAAAAGTGGGGAGTGGATTTCAAGGTCCACTCACCCACTAGTTAATTACTGCGAAGCAGTAGTACCGCGATAGCGAATACGAACCTTGATCTTGCCAGCGGTAAAGGTACCGGCGACGAGACAAGTGATGTATCCGGGATTGGTCACGGACAGACCGACCTTATCACCTGCTGAGGTGACACCCGCAGTCAGAATGTTCTTCTCACCAGCAACATTGATGTTGGCAATGGGAAGAGCAGAAACGAATGCGACCGTCGAAATTGCAGTAGAACGATCTAGCTGAACGAGACCGACGCTGACCGAAGTACCTCCGGTAGCTGCGGTATCCGCAACGACATCGACCTGTTCGATGAGCATATTGGCAGGGAAGAAAGTGGTATCTGCCACAATCGCTGCCGATGTCGTCATCGTGGTGAGGTCAATGGTTACTTCCTGTTCACGAAGTTCACCGTAGATGCAGTAATCACCACCAGTGGTGGGAGTTGCAAGCTCGGTGCCATACTTCACGTACAGACCATCGTTATTCATCCAAGACATGTGTTATTCTCCTTAATGGCTGATAGCAGCACGGCTGGTGAGGATGGTAACCATGTTCTCAGGACGATACAACTGGAAGTCGTAACGAGCAATCGTGAGATACTCAGTCTGCTGGAGGTCTTTGTTGAAATCCGAGTAGACCGTCGGCATCTGACGGAAAGCACCGACCCAAGGCAACGTATCGCCGGGGGCAGCGGAGAAGAAGTAGTTAGCAACACCATTCGAGGTGACGGTTTTGCCGTTGATGGTTTCGGTAATGCTCTTGGGGAGATAGTTCGAAACATACACGTCATAGCCGAACACATTGAAACGGAACTTGAAGCCCGTGATCGCACCTTCGCTGGCGATCTGCGTCCACTGAGGAACCGGCGAAAGCAGGTTCACCAAGTTGGCCTGAGTGGCCAGCGTGTAGGCGACAGAAGGATCAACGATTGCAACCTTGTTCATCAGAGGAACGTTTGCAACCTGCAATGCATAGTCAGCAGCAGCGAAGTCGTTGAGTGTGATGGTCTGACTAGTGCCAGAGCCGACCCAACGGTGATCACCACCATTGATTGTGTTGAGGGAAGAAGCAGTTTGACCTGCGTTAGCCTGAGAGAGAATCCGCGTCTCAACAGCTTCCATCAGAGCGCGATGCTGCTTCGGAACGAAGCTGGCAATCACATCCTGAGCATAGTAGCTGTCTTGCTTGAACTTCTCCGAGATGGCGTTGGCCGAACCCTTATACTGGGTGAACTGGAACTGATAGTTACCAGTATCCATGCTGTTATACTTAACAGCCATACCTTCGTTATAATCGAAGGTTTCAGCCTGACCAATCGATGGGATGTTGATAACAGAGCCATCGGGGAAGTCATTGATGATGCGGACAAACTTCATGGCATTGAGTTCATCCAACAGCAATTCCTTGATCTGATTTGACCAAAGGTTACTGCGGATAAGATGCTGGTTAGTGGCATCCATAAAAGCCATAGTAAATTATATCCTAAAATTGATTTGAGTTATGCCCAATTACACCGTGACATCGAAGAAGGCTTCGCCTTGCTCCTGAGCGTCATTGTGCATTTGAACGGCGATTTCCCGATCAAAATACAGCTTTGGATTATCTTTACGCATCTGCTGGTAATACGAGTAGGTGCGCTTCTTGGGAGTGCTTGGCTTGAATGTTGCTGAACCACGAGGAGGAGCAATCATCGGCTGTTTCTGAGTGGGCTGATCCAAGCCTAAAGTTCTGAAAAGAACATTAGGATGGTTCTTGGCCAAGTCATTAAAGAACTCTTTGGTTAATCCAAGATTGTCGATTTGATCTTTTAGAGCACTCTGGTAATTTTCACCATAGTGTTCCTTTAGTTTTTCCTTGACAGCGGTGAAGTTCTCTTGCTGTTTTCTCTGAAGTTCACGCTCGGTGAACTTTGAGGCAATTAAGTCTTCTAACTGTTTTGGATCAAAAGGCTTTGATTCGGGCTGTCTCACATCATCGTTGGGGTTATCGGTGTGATCATCATCCTTTTGGAACTTGTCCATTTTGTCTAGGATTTCTTCCAGTCTAGCCTTAGCAGCAGACTCACTACGAACTCTTTCATGGTCTTCACGGAGTTCATCAAAACGCTGTTGTAGAATTTTGATGTAGTTATCTGATTCGAATTTACCTCGTGCCAAGTCTTCGGGAGATTTGAATTTCTTACCCTCTCCGACTAGCTCTTCTAGGTAATTCTTGTTGAGGTCGATTTCGTTGTTCTGGTCTTTATTGGTGAATAGGTCTTCGGTCATTAGGTCTTTATGAGTTTCTTGATTTGTTTGATTGCTCTACGATGTCCATTGAGGTCTGCTTGCCGGTATGGCCAGTTGGGAATGTCGTAGACTTTGGGGTTGGTTTCTAATTCGTCATCATCATTTTCAATTTGATCGAGAAGCTCAGAAAGTCTTTCTAATACTTGCTTTGATCCTGAGTAGATGTTTTTGAATCTGGTTTTTTCTTCTTCAGTTTTGAGGTGTCTGGTCCATGCCTCTAACATATTTACTTGTAGCCTTTTACTTTCTTGTCGAGAGCTTTATCTTTCTTGGAACCTTCTTTGATTCCTTTCTTCTTGTCTTTAGCTCTATCTGCTTTCATTGCTTTGGACATTGCCATAGTAGTAGCCTTTCTATTGAGTTCCTAGAGTACCTGAGGGAGTAGCACTCATAGGTGGATTACGTTGTAAGCCCATAGTTCCTTCTGGTCTCATCTGCTGAGGACCGGGACCGCCGATATCATGGTCGTCTCCCATACCTGTAGCAGTCATAGTTTCTTGATGGAGTTGTTCTTCCATAGCTTGAGCTTGTCGTTGTCCTTCCATCTGCTCTGCGAGGGCAATGTAGGGAGTGACCACGGAGTAGTCTTTGAGGTCAAAGACATCTTCGAGAATCTTGGCGAGCTTGACACCAGAGAAGTGTGGTTGGACTGTTTGCCAGAGACCAGAGCCAGTGAGACTGGTGAGGTTCTGGACTAACTCGGCTTGCTCAGCAAAGTGACGGGCAGCAATTGGTTTGATGCGACCGACACCAGTGATGTCTTGAGCAGTGAGAGTTTGGAAAGTAGTTGCTTTGGTTTCATCATCGAAGACAGAGATGGTCATGGAACCGGTGAGGTTACGGCGAGCCAGTTCCAACATAGCGTTGAGAATTGGTTCTACGATCTGTTCTTCGAATTGATTGATCTTGTTCTGGAAGACGCGGGAAGCAGCGTTCTCTAACCGTTGTACTTCGTACTTGGTCTTTTCACCGGGAGAACGGAAGCCCATGGCTTCTTTGGGAGCGCCAGCCATTTCTTCCATCGTGCTGGCCAATAACTGAATCTCAGAATTGGACTGCATGATCTGGACAGCAGGTTGAACAAGCTCTACATCTCCTTCATCGGAAATGAAAATCTTCTCACCGGGCTGCCATACAAAGTCTTCGACAAAGCCTTTGACCTTTTGAACTGGATAGGTGACCAAATCCCAGATGTCGGCTTTCATGTTCTCGACATGATCCATTCGATATTGCATACCTACTAGATTGTCGAGAGGACCCATACCCCATAGATTGTCTTGCTTCTTTCTCCATGGAGAATGGAAGATCGGAGGATAACCGAAGAAGGATGGATTAGGTGCATTGGAAATTAGCTTGTGACGATCCACCACCATAATGACACGGTTTTCTTGGAACTCGTCGTTGTAGTAGTCATACCAATCACCATAGTAGGTGAGTAATTCACAGTAGTCAGAAAGCAAGTAAGCTCTGAAAGAAGAGAAACCATCCATTTCGTAGAGACGGTCACGCTGCTGCCAATCACCTTGGAAGGTACGAGCACGGAAGCGGATATCTTTCAGATAGTCGTAAAGTTCTTGGTAAGCTTCTCTGTTGTCATCTGTGGTGAGACTCTCCAATAGTTTCTTAAGTTCTCCCATAGAAATTACAGAACGAACGAATTTAGGAGCGTGAACGAAGTTCTCTGAGATTGGGTTCATGACCATATCTAAGGGAGAAATTCTACGGACACAAGGACCTACAAAACCCGATTGGGTCATGTTCTTTTGATCAACCCTCTGGTCTATCCAATCAACAGTAGCAAAACAGTTACCGTATTCGATGTAGTCAAGGATGATCTTATCCATCTCATGTTTGAAAGATGGTTGGTCAATACACCAACTCATGTAGTTGATGATGGAATCCCTTTTGTCTCTGGAAGCTGCATCGGCTTCGTTGGCGAGCCAGAAAATGGACTTACGCTTAGGCCACAGAGTAGCAGTATAGTTAGAATAAAGATTATCCCTAATCTGGCAGAGTTTAGGAACAGTAGTTTTATTTTTCCAAGGAAGTTTGGAATTGGTTGTCTGTGTGGTATCAGTAGCGTAGACATACCTACGGATTTCCTCCCAATCATTCTTCTTGGGCTGACGCATAGTATCCCATTCCATGTAGCGTTCCGTAAGACGGGTAGCCAACAGGTCTGGGGTAATAACGTTGTCGAGTTCTAAAACGCGCCCTGTCAACGTAGATACTCCAAAGCTGACTTCAATGTTTGAATTGAATCTCCAAGTCTACCTAATGCTAAATTACAATTATGACAGAGCAATCCTCTGATCTTTCCTGTTTTATGATCGTGGTCCACGTGTAATCTCTTATTAAATTCTGTTTGATGTCTTTTACAAATTTTACAACAACCTTCCTGTTCTTCAAACATTCGGTTATAATCTTCTAAAGTTATTCCATAAACCCAACGATACTTATAATTTCTCTGTGTGTTTTCACACTGTCTGGTTGGATTAAATTTATTAGCACATTCAGATGAGCAATGTATTTTTCTGGAATAAGATGTTTTGAATTTCTTACCACACTTACATATCTTTTCAACTACAGGTTTAAGTTGACTTGGTATTCTTCCAGTCACTTAGGTTGTGCCTCCGAAGCGACCGTGGAATTGAAATGCATGTTCTTGTACAACTTTATGTGTGAATCTGTTCTGTGGTTTGACCACTAGATCAATGGCAGATGATAGTGCGTCTTTGATGTCATCGTGAGCAGGGTTAGTGTAGATTAACTCTTCTTCGAGTAATTGACAGTTACCGTGACGATAGTGCCATATCTGACGATTAGCATATTTAGGTTCTAGAGTAGCGAGAATACGTTCTTCTTTGGAACCTTGCCAACGTGAAGGTCTGAATTCCTCTACTGAAAGGGAAAGACCATTCTTACGAATGTAATTCTCTTTGAGGTCTTTGACGATGACTTCTTGAGCGGCAGTCACCTCGGCTCTGATCTTATTGAACCCCCAGAACTCGTAGAGTTTAAGGATGTGTTTGAAGTATTCAGAAGGACTACCGGTTTTGAATCTGTCGATGTCAAGTACGTAGTAGTTGTTATTGGAATCCGCACCTACTACAACGATGGCAGTAGAGTCAGCTTTCTTAGACAATGAATATGCAAAGTCAATAGAAGCTGCAATGTTTAGTCTTTCTCTACCGTAGAACCAAGTACCGTTTCTTTGATTGAGTAGGTCTTTGTTGTAGTATTGGAAGAGGGAAGAGGAAATTGGAGAGGAGTCAATGTCATGGGGGTCGTTGTAATACTGAGCCCTAAATTGAGTTTTGTTTAAATATTGCGCTCGTTTTTCAGCCAACACCTTGGCATCAAATCCAAACCATTTACCATCTGATCTCTGAGAACGAGGCCAGATGAATTCTCCCGTTCCGTCTCCGTAACTTTCTACAGCCCATTGTTTATGGTCGTAGAGAGGTTCAGAATTAATTTTGTTACCAAATTCATCGAAGTGGTCTACTTCCATTTCGAGTAGTGAAGAGTAGAGGTCTTTAGGATGGTAACGGGTTCCTACAGTCCATTCCCGTGCATTTATTGTTTCGATGGAAGAAAGGTAAGAATACTGGTCACGGACTTTTTCACGACCTTCTTCAGTGTATGCGTTAGATTGTACAACGCAGTCATCGAGAACAGCAATATCACAATGCATACCCACAATATTCGTAGTGAGACCAGCAGTAAAGATTGAGGGGTCACGGATATGTTCTTCTTTACGTTTGGGATGGTCTACTGAGATTTCTTTCTCAGTCCACTTCTCTCGTTTGGCTTCTTCGAGATTGACCATCTCTGGCCAGTGTTGCCGGTATCTGTCGTGGGTGAGAATACCTTTGATGAAGTTTAACTGCTTGACAGCGAGATTAGAGGTACTAGAGATGTAGAGGATTCTGAGGGTGGGGTCTCGGGTTAATTCCCATGCTGCTCTGTAAGCAATGAGAGCAGATTTCATGTGGTCTCTGGGAAGTAGTAGTAGTTGGTGTTTCTTGGCTCCTTTGGAGGTCCACCATTGGATGATTTCTTTGTGGATACTTCCCAACATTCGGTTGGGATGTATCAGTTTAATAAACTCTTCGAGAGAGTTCTCTGCTAGCAGACGACGTTCTTGTCTCTCGGCGTCTACTACCGATTGTTTACGACGAGCCATTACAATGTTAGTCCGGCGAGGCTCCCCATGTAGGTGGTTAATCTTTGACGTTCATACTGGTTAAGAACACGTTTAATAGCTACGATACCGTAGATGTCACCTGCCCACCAGTTACCTGATGCTCCTCTGAGTAGACAACCAATGGCTGATCTATCGATGGTGAAGGTACCTGAAGGAGTCCATCCTGTGGCTGCTCCAGTTACTCCATCAACATAGGTTTTGATGAAGGTTCCATCATCAGTGAGGATAAAAACGTGGTTGTTGTTATCGAAGACGTTAGGGTTGGTGATAGTAGATGGGTTAACCAACTGTACGCCAGCATCGTTTCTGTAGAGACCAGAAACTGAGGTTGCAGTTGGGTTACTTGCTTGAAGAGGGATGAAAAGAGTATTGTTGCTTAAGGAATTACCACCAGCGAATAGTCTAGAATCGACAGCAGCATTATTGCTTTTGAAGGTGAAAGCAAGTGTATAAGTTCCATTGGAAAGGAGACCTAGATTACCTGTTTTCATTAGGAAGTCGTTGGAACCGTCGAAACGTAGTACTGGTTTAGTGCCTATTCCTTGAAGGGTAGGTCTGGTAGTGTCATCAGCTTGGCTGGTGTAGTAATTGTTATTCCCACTGAGGTCAGTGATATAACCTACTACGTTTCCATTGGCTGTGGCTGGTGTGGTGCCAGCACTGCTTTGGTACATAGTGCTCTTGGCTGGTTCTATCCATAGTGTAGGGGAGAAATCAGCAGGGGAAGGTGGAGGAGTGCCATTGGGTTCTACTGGAGAATAACCACCAGAGATATTCAAACAGATGTTGAGAGAACCATTCTTGGCGAGGGAGGAGTCATGTGGGTTAGTGGTTACTACTGCGTTGTAAGCACCACAGGGATGATATAATCCTTTGTAGGCAGAACCATCATTGATGACTACATTCCATGAACCATCGGCTGCGTAGAGTCCAGTATATGAACTACCAGTAACTGTTGTTATTTTTATTTGACCGTTGGAGTTGTATAACAATTAATTATCTTTTTCTTTCTCAGCAGTTAGTATGCCTTGAGCTGCGTTTCTAAGTCTAATTTCCCAGATACTGTTGTGAATATCTGCGAACCTAGAGTCATCGTGTCTTTCGTGGTATTCTAATTTCTGTATGAAGTTATTTTCTAATTGATCTACTTTGTGGTAGATTAGTTCTCGGAGAGAAGCGAATTGTTTAGACAACCAGAGACTATGCCCCCAGACTGCACCTAGGATTACGAAAAGGACTGAAACAAAAGGAATTATAAGCTCTGTTGGCATACTCCATTAACCACGTACTTTCTTTAGTTTAGGGTTCTTACGTTTGGCTGATGGAGAAGCATTGCGAGAGGATTTAGCCAAGATAGCTCCGGCTGCTTTCTTAC